TCAAACGTAGCTACAAACAATTCTAAGATTAGCTTTGATAGTAGTGCATCGTCTAAGCTATCAGGCATTGAAAGTGGTGCGGAGGTTAATCCCACATCTACGGATCAACTAAACGAGGGGGCATCTAATTTATACTTTACAGATGCACGTGTTTCGGCAAATAGTGCAGTAGCATCAAATACCGCTAAGACAGGTATAACATCACAACAAGCGACAGACATAACCACCAATAACGCAAAGGTAGGAATAACCACAGGTCAAGCTACTGCCATAACTACCAACACAGCAAAGGTTAGTTTTCCCGAAGCACCTAATGATGGCGAATCTTATGTAAGAAAAAATGAGGGTTGGGAAAGTCTTACACACCCTACCGATTTAGTTACATCTGTAAACACACAAACAGGTGCGGTTGTTTTAGATTCAGACGATATTGCAGAGGGTTCGTCTAACTTATACTACACAGAGGCAAGGGTATCAGCTAATACCAATGTAACTGCAAACACAGCTAAGGTAGGCATCACTACACAACAAGCAAGTGATATTACCACAAACAATGCTAAGGTTGGCATTACTACACAACAGGCATCCGATATTACTGCTAACAATTCAAAGGTAGGTATCACAACTACCCAAGCTGATGCGATTACAGCAAATACAGCTAAAGTAGGTATAACAACCGAACAATCTAATGCAATAGTAACTAATACCGCAAAGGTTGGAATAACAACACAACAAGCATCGGACATAGTTACCAATAATGCTAAAGTTGGTATAACAACAACACAAGCCAATGAGATAACCGCCAACACAGCTAAGGTTGGTATTACTACGCAACAGGCAAGTGATATAACAACGAATAATGCCAAAGTGGGTATAACTACTCAACAAGCGAGTGATATCACGTCAAACAACGCTAAAATAAGTTTTGACAGTGCTTCATCTACTAAGTTGGCAAGTATTGAAACAGGAGCAGAGGTAAATACAGTAGATAGCGTAAACGGACAAACAGGAGCAGTATCATTAAGCACTGCAAATATAACTGAGGGGGGTTCAAACCTATACTATACAGATGCACGAGTTACAGCGAACAGTAGTGTCGCAGCTAACACAGCTAAAATAAGCTACAATACAACAGATTCAACTAAAGTAGGTTATATTAGTATAAGTCAAGCAGTTGATTTAGATGTTGTAGAAAACAAACAAGATAACCAATATAAGATAATTGGTATTGCTATGGATTATTCAAACAGAGTGTTATCAGATAGTGGAACTGCTGAGGGTAGCCAAAGTATTATGGAAAATATAGAAACTTTAATCTTAAACTAATGAGCATATACGATAAAGCAGGTGTTGCGTTAATACCATCAGGAACTAAAGCGAGTAAGCTATATTCAGTTTTACCTGCTAATGGTAATGGTGATTTTACACATAGTAGAGGTTCAACAGCTACACGAGTAAACAAAGATGGATTGATAGAAAGCGTTGCTGCTAATGTACCACGTTTAGATTATCCTTTAATTGATGGCGTAGTACAGGATTGCCCTGCTTTACTTTTAGAACCACAAAGGACGAATGGTTTACCATACAGCTTAGAATATGATAATAACACTTATTATACTAAAACAAATTCTACAATTACTACACAAAGTGGTGTGTCCCCTGATGGTAGCAATACAGCGTATAAACTTCAAGATACAAACGATTCAGGTAATACTTCTCATTACGTTCAACAAGCAAGTGGTTACAGAGCCACCATCACTTATAATGCTATAAAGTCAGGTTCTATTTTCGTAAAAGCAGGAACTAAAAATCAGGTACAAGTTAGGTTAGTTAATGGTTCGGGTAGTTTTAGTTATATTATGGGTAATTTTGATTTAGAAACTGAAACCATATTAACAGGTGCATCAGCAAACGCATCTAACATTTCTTATGAATTACAAAATCATGGTAATGGTTGGTATAGATGTATTGTTAAAGGTTCTTGGACACTAAGCAATGTTTCTCAGACAGCAATGCAAGTTTTTATTGCCGATTCAAGTTTAGCAGCTTTACCTAATATGCATAACTATCAAGGCGATGGTACAGGCAATTTGTTTGTATGGGGTCAAATGATTGAACAAGGAAGCTATCAAACTTCATATATACCAACGTCAGGAAGTGCAGTAACACGTTCAGCAGATGTTTGTAATGGTTCAGGAACAAGTGCAGAGTTTAACGACAGCGAAGGGGTTTTGTTTGCTGAAATTGCAGCACTTGCAGACGATTTAACTTTTAGGCACATATCAATATCTGACGGGACTAATTCAAATATAGTGCAGTTAAGATATAGAAGCACGTCTAATGTATTGCAAGCTTTATTATTTTCAGGTGGTGTTGGTGAAGTATATGGCGTTACGTTAAGTGATATAACAACATCAAGTAAAGCTGCATTAAAATATAAAGAAAATGATGTTGCTTTTTGGGTTGATGGATTTGAAAGAGTTGTAGATAGTTTAGCTTCAACATTTCCCGAAGGCACTTTAGATACATTAAGATTTGAGAGAGGTGATGGAGGTGGCTCTAATGATTTCTACGGAAAAACAAAACAACTAATGACTTTCAAAACAGCACTAAATGACAGCGAACTTGAAACGCTTACAAGTTGGGATTCTTTTAACGCTATGGCAACAGGACAATTATATACAATAGAATAATGGCAAATACTTTTAAATTCGGTAATGGAAATTGGGCAGTCAAAGATGGCAGTGCCTTAGCGTATAATGACGAAAACAATAACTTCAAACCTTTACCTTTTGACTTTACAAGGGCATCGTCAGCTACAAGGGTAAACAAACAGGGGTTAATTGAAACAGTAGGAAGTGGCAAACCTCGTATTGACTTTACAGATAACACAAATGGGCATCTACTTCTTGAACCGAGCAGAACGAATATAATTACAAACAGTGAGCAATTTGTTGATGCGCCAACAGGTAATACTAATATGGATTTATTTAGTGGCACAATTACAAACAATAATACGACTTCGCCTGATGGTAATACCAAAGGAATGAAATATACTATATCATCGGGAAGTGGTGCTACATTAAGAATATATCAATCTGATTTATCTACAAGTGCAGATACAACTTTTACTATTTATGCGAAAAAAGGAACAGCTAATAGTTTTTCTATTAATATTTCAGGTGGAACAGCTACAAGTGTTACTTTAACTGATGAATGGCAAAGAATTACCACAACAGATACTTCTAATTCAAATAAATTTATTGATGTAACAGTTACAGGAAGTGTAGGGCAATATATATATATATTCGGTATGCAAGCCGAAGCAGCAAGCTACGCAACAAGCTATATACCAACAGAGGGGTCAAGTGTAACGAGGGTTGCTGAAACTACAAATGCAACAGTACCAAGTGGAATTTTTGGTACAAGTGGTGGTACAATATATGTAGAAGGTGTTGTGGGTGTGCCTGATACAAGTGGGCAAATGCCTTTTACTGCGGGTACAGATACTGCAAATCTTTTTTACATTTGGATACAAACAAATGGTTCTTTAGTAGTTGAAAGTTATACATCAACAGCGCAATGTGGTATATATTCATCTTCAGGAATTTTAAGCGTTGGCGATTCTTATAAAATTGCTTTTGGTTATGCAAATAATGATTTTGTTTTATATTTAAATGGCACACAAATAGGTACTGATACAAATGGCTCAATAGCTGTTCCATCAAATGTAAAAGTAGGTAATTATACTACTTCAGGTTATTCAAGTGGAAAAATAAAGCAAACAAAAATATACGATACACGACTAACAAATACAGAACTTCAAAATTTAACAAGTTAAGAAAATGGGATATTTATTTAAAAAGTACGAGTTTGACACACAGGAACAAGCGGAAGAGAAAATAGCTGCACTTCCACACGAAACCGATGAGGATGGTAACGAATACCCATCTCACAATCACACGATAGTAAAGCTTGGTTATCTATGGGTTACAGAACCTACCTTTGATGAGGAAGGCGAAATAGAAACTGATGGTGTTGCATCTGATAGTTATTCAGTAGATGTGTTGTGGAATGGTTTAGACGAATCGCCTTATGGTTGGAAGTCTAAAGAGGTATCTGTTGAGGGTAATGGTGTACATACCTTTGCAGGTTGGTCGTTTAATTCTTAATAGATAAGAAATGTCAGAGTTGTCAAAAGATACTAAGTTTAGTATGTCAATAGAAACTATTGTATCTCTTGCTGTGGGCATAAGCACAGTTACAGCGTTTTATTTTAGCTTAAAAGGTCAGATAGACGAAGCTATGATGTTACCTGAACCTGTTATATCAAGACAAGAATACGACTTGAAAGACAATGCTATTCGTAGTGAGATTATGAATAATAGAGAATTAATAGAAAAGAACTTTGAAAAGCTTGAAACAATAGAGCAAAGGTTGTATGAATTGAGATAGACATGAGATTTTTAATAGTATTAGCGTTTTTGTTATTTAGCCCCACATCTTTAGGGGAGGAAAAGACAAGTGATGTAACTGTGTTACACGTAAACACTAAATGGAACAAGCATCAAAACATTGACTTAAACGGACTAATAGGGTGCAAAGTAAAATATGGATTCTTAGAAGATCAATCAAAAGAGTTACAGACCAAAATAAGAACTGTACCTGTTATCGTTGTCTTTAAGGGGAATCGAGCAATAAAGCAATGGACTGCTGATCTTACTTTTAGATTAGACGTTGATGTAAACGAAATACAACAAGTGATAGACAGATTATGAAATACTTTAACTACTACGAATTTGATAGCCCTGATGTACAGGGGAGCGGTCAATTAATGGATTCTAAGATATTAGAGATGTTAGACGAAGTAAGAGACAAGTTTGACAAACCTATAACTATCAATTCAGGTTATCGCACAGAAGCACATAATAAAGAAGTAGGTGGAACTGAACATAGTAGCCATATAAAAGGCTTGGCAGTAGATATTGCGTGCAATAATTCAGTAGATAGGTTTGACCTTATGAATTGTCTTTTAGATGTAGGATTTAATCGCATAGGTATTGGTAATACGTTTATCCATGCAGACATTGATCCTGATAAATCCAAAAATGTAATATGGACTTATGCGTAGTTATGCGGTTATATTATTATTCCCAACATCGTTTATAGCAGGTGTTTCTTATTATCCACCTACAAAGATGTATCAATTTTCAGAGTTGAATATATACCTATTTGTGGTGCAATTACAGTTTAGAAAGTATGAGTAAAAAGAAATTTAAAGACACAAAAGTAGGTAGGTTCTTAGCATCAGTAGGCTCAACGCTTGGCGATGGCATGGGCGATGTGTTGCCCGATAATGGTGTTTTAGGCATCTTTAAGCGACTTATATCAAAAGATAATACATTGACCCCACAGGATAAAGAAACTGCGTTAAAACTACTTGAAATTGATTCTATGGAGATTCAGGAAGTTAGTAAGCGTTGGGATAGTGATATGCAGAGTGATAGTTGGTTAAGTAAGAATGTTAGACCAATAACGCTTATATATTTAACCCTTGCTACTACGATCTACATTGTTCTTGATAGCTTAGAGATATCTTTTAAGATAGATGAAGCGTGGATAGAGTTACTTAAAACTCTGTTGGTTACAATCTACGTGGCATACTTTGGTAGCAGAGGTTTTGAAAAATTTAAAAAAATTAATAAGTAGTATATATATTATTATATATTAGTATATATTATATTATTATATATATTATTATATATTTATATATATATTTTATATATTAGTATATATATTATATATTATATATATTATAAAATAAAAAAAATTTTTAATTTTGGGAACACATATATATACAAATTATGAAATTTGATCTAAAAATTGATTACTTAGGTAAAAAAGAGGCTAAAGGCGATACTGAGAAAGATATGTACGATCTAACTTTTAAAACCTACAACTCTGAAATAAGGGGTAAGTTTGAGAAGTCTGAGATACGACACATCATACAAATCTTAGATAACGCTGTGGTGTAATGCCTAAAAAGGTATCACGTAAAAACATTGTAAAGCGTTTAGATAATATCTTTAGTCAGTACATACGACTTAGGAACGCTAACGCTCAGGGCATAGCTGAGTGCTACACCTGTGGTAAGAAAGACCATTACAAGCGATTACAAAACGGACACTTTCAAAGCAGGAAGCATTACGGAACGAGATGGGACGAAACAAACTGCCAAGTGCAATGCGTGTCCTGTAATGTGTATAAATATGGCGAACAGCATAAGTTTGGTGTAAGGTTAGATAAAGACTACGGAAAAGGTACAGCAGAGGATTTACACGCCAAAGCAATACAGATCACTAAATACTCAAACAATGATTTAGAAGCGTTAATAACTAAATACACAGCACTTGTCAAAAAGAAAATGAAATAGTACATTTGTAGTGTTCAGTCTTTGAGCAGCGTTTTAATGTTATATCGAGAAAGGGGGTGTGCTTTACATCCCTTTTTTTTTATTTAAAAATAATTTATATATTTGTACCAACATTAAAACTTAATTATGAATTTCAAACTAAATACACAGCAACAAGATGCAATACTCTACGCTGTAAATCACATACTCGCTAATCAAAGCGAATTAACGATGTCAGGACAAACCCTGTCTAACTTGTACGATGTGCAAGATGCGTTTATAAAAGAGGAAAACAAAAGATACAATTTACATAGTGGAACGCATGAGGGAGTATAACAAGGCACGTATAGAAAGCATGAGCAATAGAATAGAAGAATTAGAAGCTCATTTAGAAATTTTAGAAAAACAATTAGAATTATATTATGCAGAGTAAAATAACACAAATAGAACCGAAAGGTACATATACAAACGCATCAGGTACTTTTAATAAGTATCAGGTGTATCTCGCAAATGGTCAGAATTTCCAATTCCTTGCCAAAGGCGAATTTAAGAAACAAGTAGGCGATGATATTGAGTTTGAGATAACGAACCAACAATATAACACAGCTAAACTTGTATATAACAAACCCATGCCAACCGCACCAAGTGGTAACAGAGAACAAATAATTGTTCGTCAAAGTATGGTAAAAGCTGCTGCGGACTTTCACGCATCTCGTCCAAACGCAGATATTCAAACAGTAATAGCGGATGCACAACTATTAATAAATTTTGTAAACAATGGGTAGCATTAAAGGAACTATCAAAAACGTAGGAACAGTAGAAACTAAAGGAGACTTTAAATTTAGAAAATTAGTACTTAACACAGGGGGCGATTACCCACAAGTATTGAGTATTGACTTTACGCAAAAGAATTGTGATCTATTAAACAACTACAACGAGGGACAAGACGTGGAAGTACAATACAACCTTAGAGGTCGTGAGTGGACTAACCCACAAGGTAAGACAGTAATCTTTAACACCATACAAGGGTGGAAGATAGACACAGCAACAGAGGGCGTAAGCACATCGCAACAAGCCCCTGATAGAGCAGATTTACCATTTTAATTATAAGGGGGGTTTAATTACCCCCTTTTTTATATAACTTTACCAAATGCTAATAAACTTCGATAAACATTTAAAAAAACTTAAAGACATACGTGCAGGGAAAGTAAACGAGGGTTTACGATTAGGTGTAGAGAGATTAGATAATCACTTTAGATTTGTGCATGGTAATATGAACTTTATTTTAGGACACGCAAACACAGGCAAAACACACCTTGTAATTTACTTGATGTTTTTATACTCACTAAAGCACAATGTAAGATGGCTTGTATTTTCAAGCGAGAACGAACCCTACGCACTTATTCGTAAGATCATTGAATTTGCAGAGGGCAAACCAATAAACAAAATAGAAAAAGAGGACTTTGAAAAACAATATGAGTGGGTGTATAATCATTTTAAGTTTGTTGATCCTGAAAAAGCATACACCTACAAAGACCTTTTAGAACTTGCGACCGCTATTAAAAAAGCGTGGGATTATCAGGGCTTTATGATTGATCCACTAAACAGCTTAAAAAAGGACATAGGTAAGAACTCAAACAGCTATGAGTACAGCTACGAAAGTTTAACTGATATACGCATCTTTTGTAAACAGCACAACATTACTACGTGGATATGTGTACACGCAGTTACAGAAGCGTTAAGGAAAAAACACACACAAGGACATCACTACGCAGGTCATCCTATTCCACCTATGGCATCAGATAGCGAGATGGGGGGGATGTCTATGAATCGTGCTGATGATTTTCTTGTGATACACAGGTATATATATCACACAGAGGATTGGATGTACTCAAATCTGTACACCGCTAAGGTTAAGAATCAAGAATTAGGGTACAAACCCACACCAATAGACGATCCATTAAAGTTTAGAAGTGTATTAAATAATGTAGGGTTTGAAATAGATGGAAAAAATTTAGTAACTTACAACACCAAAGAACAGGCAAATTTACCATTTTGAAAACAACACTTGAAAAAATAGCAGAGAAACACGATGATTGGCATAGAATCGTATTATCGTTTGGCTGCAAAGAATCCATAGCAGAGGATATTGTACAGGAGATGTATATTAGAATACACACCTATATTACAAAGGGTGTTGATATATCGTATGATGATGACGTAAACCATATGTACATATACAGGACATTGAGGTCTTTGTATATTGAATTACATAGAAAGGAAAAGAACATCATAAAAACTAACATTGATAACCTTGCTGAGTATATTGATGAAAACGAGAGTTTAACCAAAGGCGATGTGTGTAATGCTATGCAACAAATGGATAGTCTTTTAGACAAAACCTTTTGGTATGATCGTACAGTATTTGAAATTATAAGTAGTGGTACATCTATTGCAGAACTATCACGAAAAACAAACATAACTTATTATTCTTTATACTTTACACATAAAAGAGTTAAGCAATTAATTAAAGATAATATAGAATGGGATTAGGGGATTTAGTGTATTACATCACAAAATACACAGGAATACGTTATATAGTTAAGAAGGTATCCAAACTTATGGGTAAAGACTG